CAAAGAAAACAATAACTTTACATTAACCGAAGAGACTCGAAAAGAATTGGAAGATGCTGTTCTTTCACTGAAGGTTATGCCATCAATGCGTTGTCTAATGACTGCAGGTGAAGCACTAAAGAGAGAAAATGTTGCGGGATATAATTGTTCCTATATTGCTATTGACAATCCTCGATCATTTGACGAGGTACTCTACATTCTCATGAATGGTACTGGTGTTGGTTTCTCTGTTGAACAGAAATATACCGATCAGATGCCAGTGGTTGCTGAAGAATTATTTGATTCGGACACTACAATTATTGTGGCTGATTCAAAGCTTGGTTGGGCCAAAGCTCTCAAAGAACTTATTCATTTACTTTATTCTGGTCAGATTCCAAAATGGGATGTATCGAAGGTTCGTCCTGCTGGTACACCACTCAAGACATTTGGTGGTCGTGCTTCAGGTCCAGAACCATTAGTTTCTCTTTTCAAGTTCTGTGTCAATGTATTCAAAAAAGCAGCAGGTCGTAGACTAACATCATTGGAATGTCACGATATTACCTGCAAGATTGCCGAGGTCGTTGTTGTTGGTGGTGTTCGGAGGTCTGCTCTAATTTCATTGTCCGATCTTTCTGATGACCGTATGCGAACAGCTAAGTCTGGTGCATGGTGGGAGAATAATGTTCAAAGAGCATTGGCCAATAACTCATATGTTGCCAAGGACAATATTGATGTTGGCGTATTCATGAAAGAATGGTTGTCACTATATGAATCGAAGTCTGGTGAACGTGGTATTTTCTCAAGAACAGCATCACAAAGACAAGCGGAGAAGTTTGGTCGCAGAGATGCAAATCATGACTTCGGAACAAATCCATGTTCTGAAATTATCTTGAGGAATCGTGAATTCTGCAATCTCACTGAAGTCGTGGTTCGTGAATCTGATAACCTTGCAGATTTAAAAGATAAAGTTAGATTAGCAACCATTCTTGGTACATTTCAATCTACACTAACAAACTTTAAGTATCTTTCTAAAAAATGGAAAGAGAACTGTGAAGAAGAAAGACTTCTTGGTGTATCACTCACAGGCATCATGGACAACATGATGACAAATGGTAAGGAATGGAAAACTAATGTAGAATATGAAAATTGTTTATCTACGTTAAGGCAAATTGCAATAGATACAAATAAAGAATGGTCTTCTGCAATTGGTATTCCTCAGTCTATGGCAACAACTTGTGTAAAACCTTCTGGTACGGTATCACAACTTGTTGATGCTGCATCTGGTATTCATGCAAGACATTCTCCATATTATATTCGTACAGTCAGAGCAGATAAAAAAGATCCTTTGGCACACATGATGGTTGATATGGGATTTCCTGTGGAAGATGATGTAACAAAACCAGATAATACATATGTGTTTTCTTTTCCAATTAAATCGCCAGAAAATGCCATATATAGAACTGACATGGCTGCTATTGAGCAACTTGAACTATGGTTGACATATCAAAATGCTTGGTGTGAACATAAACCATCAATCACAGTTTCTGTGAAGGAACATGAATGGCCAGAGGTTGGAGCGTGGTGCTGGAAACATTTTGATAGACTATCTGGCGTTTCTTTTCTACCCTTTAGTGATGCTTCATATCAACAAATGCCATATCAAGATTGCAGCAAAGAACAGTATGAAGAACTATTGAGCAGGATGCCTGACAATGTTGATTGGTCGAAATTATCTGAATATGAAAATCGTGATATGACTATTGGTAGCCAAGAATTGGCGTGCTCTGCTGCAGCAGGAGGATGTGAGATCATTTAAAGGAATTAATAAATGCCAAAAGAAGTAGAAAAAAAATTATGTGAAACATGTGATTCTGAATATAAAATTGTATTTGATCTGAATAATACTTCAGGCTTTCCAAAGTTCTGTTGCTTCTGTGGTGAAGCAATGGAAGAGAGAGATGAAGATGATTATGAGGAAGATCCAGACGAATAATATATATCTCCATAGCAATATGGAGGTTATATGTGGATCTATCAAGGAAGTGAATTTACTGAGGATATGATTGGTGATAATGTTGGATTTGTATATGTTATCACCAATCATTCCAACGGTAAACAATATATTGGAAAGAAACTTTTCACAAAGTCAAAGACATATCAAAAGAACAAGAAGAAGAAGCGAAAACGAGTATCTTCTGATTGGATGGAATATACAGGTTCTAATGACCAATTGAACGAAGATATTCAATTTGGCCATACTGTTAGTAAAGAGATAATTCATCTGTGTAAATCGAAGGGTTGGTGTACTTACTTGGAAACCAAAGAGATTTTGGTGCGAGACTGTCTTTTATCTGATAATTATTATAATTATTGGGTTTCATGTAAAATAAGACGTACACATCTAAAATAAGGAAACTATATAATGGAATTGATGACTTTTTGGATGATGATCGGCTTTCTATTGGCCGCATATTCTGTTGTAGCCAATGATTCAGTACAAACATTAGGTACATGGATAGCATCCAATAACGAAAGAATTGACTGGAAGATTCTATGGTTCGCATCTTCCAGTGTTTTATTGTGGGCCATTTGGTATGGTTGGTATATACACAATGGTGATATATCATATGATCGTCTACATAAGATACCTTTCCAAGAAATACAATGGTATCATGCAATAGCACCTGCCATTCTTCTTGTTCTCACCAGAATCGGTATTCCTGTCTCAACTTCATTTCTTGTATTATCTGCCTTTGCATCGACATTTGTTCTTGAAAAGATGTTGATGAAATCTATTATGGGATATGCAGTTGCAGCAGTTTCAGCTTATGCAATTTGGCATATTATCAGCAGAATCATGGATGAAGATAGATCATTGTCTGGTCATTGGTCTGTAAATTATTGGAGAGCAGGACAATGGTTGACAACGGGATTACTCTGGTGGACTTGGTTATGTCATGATATGTCAAACATTGCTGTATTCTTGCCAAGACAGATTCCAGTAGATATGATGATCGTTGTATCCGTAGTGTTTGTTACTCTTCTTGGATGGATGTTCAAAGAAAAAGGTGGCAATATTCAAAAGATTGTTCTAGAAAAGAAAAATACTCGATATATCAGATCAGCTACAATGATTGATATTGTTTATTTAATTATTCTTTTTGCATTCAAAGAACTGAATAATATTCCTATGTCCACTACATGGGTATTTGTGGGACTATTGTCTGGAAGAGAACTTGCTATAGCATCTGTGTATAATACAAAGATGAAGCAAGTATTCCCTATGGTAACAAGAGACTTCATGAAGATGATGATTGGACTTCTTTCTAGTATTGGTATAGTTCTTCTTATTCATTACATCATTATACCAAATAATCTATAGTTATGCATCCACTGTATATCAGCTATGCAAAAATAGTGATTGACTCTGATCATTTAACCATATATGATTTGTGTCTAATGACATTTTTGTAGAGGCTTCGGAATGTGGTGCTCAACCTGTGGAAAAGATTCGCAGTCTAATGAATGCGAGTACTGTGAAAAATGGTGGAAAGACAACAGCATGACCAACATAATGTTTGATGAACATGATCTGGAAGAAACTGCAAAGGTGATCCAGATACCTGAACAATAAATAAAAAAGGGACTAAAAAGTTCCTTTTTTTATGCAGAAGGAGTAACTTATGAAAGAAAAGACATTAAATGTACTTTCGTTCACATCAACTATGTTCAGCATAGTATTCCTAATTTATTTGACGGTTCTATATCTGTGAAAAGAATATTTTATCTCTTGCTTTATATCGCCATGTTTGATATACTACTGGTATATCTTGCGTGGATACACGGAATAGGAGATATATCTTGGCACTGATCTACACTCACCAAAGAAGCAAACAGAAGAAAACTAAGAAGTCTGCATCTAGACTTCTTGCGGAAAGACAACATCAAGAATTTTTGTTGAAACATGGAATCACAAAAGAAAAGAAAGTGCGGAATGCAACATCTTTCCCGGACCTATCGGTACCTCAAAGAAATGTTGCACCTCTATCAAACAATATACCAGCAAACGGTTTCAAACGATCCATTGATGATTATAAGTGGAAAAATACGACAGAACGAAAAGAAGTAATTGAAGAAACTGAACGTAAACGACAAAGAGTCGCACCTTATACCAATAAGGGAGCATATATGTATGTTACAGATGCGGATGATGCAAAGAATCTAGGGAGAAAAGTATGATTGCAACAGTTTATTCAAAAGATGATTGTGTATGGTGTGAGAGAGCGAAAAATCTACTCAAAGAAAAAAAAATTCCATATGTTGACCTGAAATATAATATTGATTATACCAAAATGGAACTGATGGAGAGAGTTGAGACATATAAATCAGCACCTGCTTATCCTCTAACAGTACCTCAAATCTTCTTTGAGGATAAATATATTGGTACATATGAAGATTTGGTTAATTATCTGAGGAAAAACGATGTCTGAAGAGTTTAAATTATATGTCTTCGAGAAATTTCTAGTACCTTTAATATTTCTGTTTTTTGCAATTCATTTATCATGTATATTTAATTTTTGTTATGATATATATTATATGGGTAAAGTCAATATAGCATATATTATAGTATTTTTCATAAATAAAAAACTGTCAGATATTGTGTGTGATTGGATATTAAAATATGATCTTCTAATGGTGGAATTTAGACCCGATGATCGATAAAGAAACCCTGAAGAATGATCTAAAAGAATGGATCATGACTGTTACCTTTACTAAGAAGGATGGTACAAAACGTCTGATGAAATGCACTCTTATCAAACATCTTCTACCAAAAGTGGAAGAAATGAAAGGTAAGGCAGAAAATCCAGATGTTCTGGCTGTGTGGGATTTGGATAATGAAGGCTGGAGGTCTTTTAGACTCGACAGCATCGAATCCATAAGCTATGATAGAGTTTCAATTGAAGAAGGAGTGGAATGAATGCCCCATGCCCATAAGAATAGACCCCGAACAGGTAGACGTAAGATTGGTTCCAAGAAGCGTAAGAATCGAAGCAAAAACAGGAAGAATTAAATGAGTGCAGATAACGGAACATATATTCTATGGACTGAAGGTCCAGAATTTCGTATCAAGCACTTCCATGCAGTAGACAATTTGTATGGTCAATATATCGAGGAATCCAGAACTTGGACACCAAATTGTCAAGCGATTGTTGAAGCATTTTCTTCTTCTCAAGTCTTTACATCATTAGATGAAGCTTGGGATGAAGCAATGAAAATTGATGCTTCACAGTCATATAGTGAGTATGGTACAAATATGATCACGGACTTTAGTGCTTATACGTTCGATGATCTGTCGGATCAAGCAACCAGAGGATAAAATCATGGCCCGTGGAATTTCTCTTGATGACAGAATCTATGGCGACGAACCAGTTATCACTAAAAATTCCAAAGATATCGATCTGATTCATGCCTACAACTGGTACAACTATAGGTATGATGCCGAGGATGCCAAGAAGTTTATTCTAAACCATCTCAAATCAAAGAAGATCGATAAAGAAACTCTCAAAAAGATTTCTCTTATCGATTCTCAAAAACTACGTAACATTGGATGGAACTTTCGTATCATCCATCGCGGTGGTTCTTTGCCTCCACACATTCATAAGAAAGTTTCATCTTCACTGAACAATCTAATTGATTGTGTGG